GATCTCCGTCTCGCCATAGAGCAACTGCCCGACGCCGAGTAGTCACCTTCACAAATGACACAGTGACACTGACAGTCAGCGAGCTATGGGACGCCTTCCTCGCAGAGCGTTCCATCTCGCTGTGCCCAACCAGCCTGACATCTGATTACAGGCAAGTCACCAAGTGGCTCAAGCGCTGCCCGGTGCAGGACCTGGATCAGGCGCGGCAGGTCATGATCTGGGTGCTGGGGCAGAAGCCTGTCCTGTCATCGCGGCGCGTGGCGATGTACACCAAGACCATGTACAAGTGGGCGGCGCAAGAAGATGTCGGTTATTTGGACCGCAACCCGCTGGCCAGCTTCAAGATGCCCAAGGCGCCGCAGCGCGACGAAGAGATCATCGTCATCCCGCGCACCGAGATCGGCCTGGTGCTGGCAGCGCTTGAGGCAAAGCTGACCTACAGGACAGTCAACTGGTCCCAGTACACCGAGTTCATGCTGCAGACCGCCATGCGAACCGGTGAGGTGCGGGCGTTGCGGTGGGCGGACATCAAAGACAGCAAGATCCTGGTGCATCAGAACTGGACGCTGACCCATGGCCTGAAGGACAGCACCAAGACCAACAAAAAGCGATGGGTGCCGCTCAACGGCAAGTGTCAAGCAATCCTTGACAGTTTGCCGCGAGAGTCCGATTACCTGTTCCCGTGGGACCGGCTGGCATTTCAGAGCTACTTCCGCAAGAAGCTGCAGCCACTGCACGAGGCCGGACTGATCTCACACCTTTACCGGCCATACGACTGCAGGCACACAGCCATCAGCCACTGGATCGAAGCCGGCATCCCGGTGCCGCAGGTAGCAGCCTGGGCTGGCAATACCAGCGAGGTCATCTTTAAGCATTACTGCAACATTACGCAAGAGTACGAGATGCCGGAAATCTGATAGATTGGCGTCGAATAAAGGCATTGCATGGCCACCACATTTACTTGGAAGATCAGCCAGCTCGAAAGGGAGACGGCCGACGGTTTCGTTTTCACTTGCCATTACACGGTGTCAGCCGAGGACGAGGCCTATAGCGCTGGCGCCTACGGCAGCCTGGGCCTGGAGCGTCCTGAGGGCAGCATGATCCCGTTCAGCCAACTCACCGAAGAGCTTTGCGTTCAGTGGGTGAAGGATGCCTTCGGTGACGAGAAAGTCGCCGAGATCGAAACGGCACTGCAGGCCCAGCTCGATGAACAGCGTCATCCGAGCCGCCAGGCCGGGGTGCCATGGCAGTAAAAGCCAAGACCGGGGCCGCTCGCGTTGAGCATCGCGTGGGACCGCCGAAGACCACCTCGATTGGACAGGGAGCGCGATCTCGCCCACGGCGTCGTGGCCGCAAGAAGCTGAGAGGGCAGGGTCGGTAGACTGACTCCTGCCATTGCTGCCTGCCATGGACGCGCAACCTGGATTTTGGCGCTCCGTTCGGCAGGAAGCGCTAGCTGGATTGATTGTGATTGGAGCTGGTGCCACTATGGGTGGCATCGGCTACCTGGTTTATACAGTGCCATCACGACTGGATGACCTGCTGCAAAGTCAAGCTCGATTCGAAAAACAGATTACTGCGCTTGAGGACAGGGTGGACGATCAGGGTCAACGTATTCTAAAGCTTGAGCTTAGCCGTTGAGCCACAAGTCTAAAGCGTCTTCTGCATCTTGGGTCCAAAAATCTTGGGCCCTAAACCATTCCCTCCATTCTGACAGCGATCCTTTTCTGGTGTTGCACGAGTAGCAGCATGCCACCAGATTGGATCGAACCGTCTCGCCTCCCTTGGAGCGAGGCACAATGTGATCAAGAGTTCCAGAGCGACCAAGCGGCTCTTTGCAATAAGCGCACTGATTGTTCCAAAAATTTAAGACATGTTGCTTGTACCGAGCCTTTTTAGCCCTTGTGTCAAAAAAATTTATTTCATCGCCCGGTTGAACCATCGCTGGGCTGCAGTGGATTCAATGTAGCCAGCGCAACCGGATCAACCGGCTACGATAGAAGTACCACAAGACGGTAGCAATCGTGGATTTTCTGAACCATCCAGCTTTCTGGGTCTGTGTCGCTGCCGCCAGCGAACTGATTGCGTTGTCGCCTCTCAAAAGTAACAGCATTCTTCAATTGGTGTTTCAAATCCTGAATCTCCTGAAGGCAAAAAAGCGCTAGAGATCGGTTGGCGCCGGTGGTGGTTCGAGCTGACCCTGCCGGCCAAGATCGATCAAGCTGAGGCAGATTGGCACGCCGCCCAGCCGGCGGAGCCACAGCCAGTCATCACTCATGAACCGGTGAATGATGAGCTGCAGACTGGCGAGAGCCGGCTGCTGGGTGGTCCCATGAGCATTAAGTCACCATGGTCAAATTGATCGAACTTTTTCGGTACTACAAGCATGGCACGCCACATCAAATGGCTGCTATCTCTGAATTGGAAGCGGAACTATTAAAGGTTGCGCCTGCAATCTTGAATAGGGACCAAGCCTGGTACAAAACCTGGCAGCAAGGCGGCAAGTTGCATAATTACGAATCTGCAGCAAAACTTATCAAAGAGTTCGAGGGCTGTCATCTATCGGCCTACCCGGATCCGCTTAGTGGCGGCGACCCTTGGACCATCGGCTATGGCACCACCAGGTACAGCGATGGCCGCAAGGTGCAGCGCGGCGACAAGATCACCGTCATCGAAGCCAGCAAGCTCCTTGATCTTGAGATCGAGCGCATTGTCGAGAAGCTCCGGGCGACTGTTCCGTTCTGGAACGCGATGTCTGAAGACAAGCAGTCTGCCCTGATCAGCTTCGCTTACAACCTCGGCAGCGGGTTTTATGGCGCTGCTGGGTTTGAGACGATCAGCAAGCGCCTGAAAGAGAAGGACTGGGCAGGGGTGCCAGCAGCGATGCTGTTGTATCGCAACCCCGGCACCAGCGTCGAAGCTGGCCTGTTGCGGCGGCGACAGGCCGAGGGCCGGCTGTGGGGGCTCCCGGAGATGCAACAGCAACCGGCAAAGCTGTCGCCCAGCAGCCCGTTCACCGCACGGATCACGCCGCACATCACCCTTGGCGAATTCGCGCTCGGGCAGGAGGCTCGGCGATTCGACCACCAGCATCAGGTGGACACGGCCGCCGAGCTGGCGACGTTCCTCGAGCGAGTGCGGATTGCGTTCGGTGGCAAGCCGATCATCATCACCTCGGGATACAGGCCCCCGGCCGTGAACCGGGCCGTTGGCGGCGCGAGCAGCTCAGAGCACCTCTACGACGCACCTAGCGTTGGAGCCGTTGATTTTTACATTGATGGCGCAGACATTTACAAAGTGCAAGAATGGTGCGACAGGAATTGGGCGTATAGCCTTGGCTATGGTGCCCCCAAGGGCTTTGTGCATCTTGGAATACGAAAGGGGCGCCCTAGGGTGCGCTGGGACTACTGACTGACCACTGCATGTAATGCAATTTCACGTCTGCCTGCCATCGGTCTCGGTGGCAGAACATCATTCCGCGCCCGTGGACGCAATACGAAACAGAACCGTCGTGCTCGATACGTTCCTCGATATACGGTCGAGTAGATTGAGGCATGCTGCTGGCGTCGTCCATGATTCCTGAATTGCCGGTAGGTGTTCAACTCGAGTGCGAGCTCATGGTTCGGTCGACTCGGGAACACGGATTGAAGGATCCGCAGCAATTGCTGGACTTGACCGCCACCTTGATTCGCCAGGTGTTCATCCTAGAGAGGACCGTCATGGAATCCCTCAAGCGGATTGCGCACCTGGAGATCGAGCTGGCCCTGGCTACGACTGGACACAAGGCGGGCGCCGTCGAACAGAAACATTACGAAATGGCAGCAGAAATCATGGACGGACTTGGTATTGATATGCCATAATTCACTGGAATCAAAAGACTCATGATCTTACCTGATCACGAAATTGCTCGTTATTGTCAAATCTATGGAATGGTTGAAGATTACGATTCGGATCTGATCAATCCGGCCAGCCTGGATGTGCGTCTTGGGCCCACGATCATGGTCGAGGACGCGGTCGACGACGAGCTCAGAGCGGTGTCGATTGCACACACCACCAAAGATGACCCGTTCTATCTGCAGCCGGGACAGTTCATCTTGGCCGAGACGATCGAGACGTTCAATCTGCCGGATGACATCTGCGCTCAGTTCGTCCTGAAATCAAGTCGTGGCCGCGAGGGCATCAGTCACGCGCTTTGCGGCTATTGCGATCCCGGGTGGCATGGCAGCCGACTGACAATGGAACTGCATTGCCTGCGCCAGTTGCACCCGGTGAAGCTGTGGCACGGCATGAAAATCGGACAGATGAAGTTCGAGCTAATGCTGTCGGCACCGCTGCGTGATTACTCGCAGACTGGCCGCTACAACATGGACAAGAGCGTTCAGCCGAGCCGTGGTTGAAATGGACTCACGATTCCGCGTTAAAACGCTCCGTGCCACCGACAATCCGCAGCAACTTGTGTGGCTGGCATTGCACCAGGATTACAGCGAGGATTCGGTGATTGATTGCCTCGATCCACCCAGCGAGCGGCTGTCCGGTGAGATTGCGGTCAAGCGACTGTTAGCCGGCGAGCGAGGGCACTACGGATGCCTAGAGCATCCGCAGATCAGCCTGGCCGTGGCCGGGTTCCCGCATTCGGTGATGCAGCAGGCCCGCACCCATCGCGTGGGCGTCAGCTTTGACGTGCAGTCGGGACGGTACACCGGCAAGAGGATCATCGATCTAGCCGAAGGCAGGCGAAAAATCGAAGACGTATTCTATCTTCGACGTGCCGGCGAGTATCATGATCGCAAAGGCAAGTCCTATCAGTACACCGAGGACCAGCGCAAGGTCGATAGCTTTATCTTGCTCGAGGCTGCTGTTGCATTTTGCAATGCAATGGAGCGAGGGATGTCCGAGGAGCACGCCAGAGACATGATTCCCTACGCGATCAGGCAGGATTTCGTTGTCAGCTTCAACTTGCGATCGGCACTGCATTTTATGGATCTCAGGGGCAAGGCCGACGCTCAGCACGAAATAGTGCAGTTCTCGCAATTGCTTTGGCCTTGCATTCAGGAATGGGCGCCAGAAATTGCTGCCTATTACACGAAACATCGCCTGGGCAAGGCACGTCTCGCCCCCTAGAGTTCCCTCGGAGGGCACGGAACCATGTCAGTCCATCTGGTCGATGTAAAGGCTCGCTTAATCATCGAGTCCGATGTCGATGAAGAAGAATTGGCTGGAAATCTTTGTGCTCGGATCGAGGAATATCTTCGATCGAATGAAAAAATAATTGACATCGAGATAGAGAACACGCTGCTGCCTCTGGACGATGACGATGGATCACGCGATTCAGGAAGCAGAGCTGATCCCCAAGCGTGCAAGTAAGCAGCGCTTTCGGCATTCAATCTTTGAGGCTTGGGGGCACAATTGCGCGTATTGCGGCAACTATGCCGACACGCTCGATCACGTCGTGCCAAGGCTGAACGGTGGATTGACCGTGAAATACAACCTGGTGCCCGCATGCAAGCGTTGCAACGGCAACAAAGGCCATCAGCCGGTCTGGGCATGGTGGACGCAGCAGAAATACTGGAGCATCCCCAGAGCCTTGCGGGTGCTGGCCTGGATGAGGCGTCAGGCCAGCCAGAACGCTGAGCATTCGTGGGCGCATCTCCCCCCAGAGCGCCTGCCTTCCGGGAATCCCAATGAGCACTCACCGGCCACAAACTCCCAGTGAGTGCATTGCTGACAGGTCGGACGCCCGTTGGTGATCGTCTTGGCGTCTGCATAGAGCTGCTCGGCTTCAGCGATCGCCGTGGGCAGCTCGCGTGCTGACAGGGGAAGCTCCACGACCTGCTTACCCACCTTCAAGCGGACAATCCACTGATCCCCGGCCGGGAGCAACACCATTCGGCCCGAGTGGTATCTCAGGGATGGCACTTAGTAATTCCTCAACAGTTCCTCCATTGATTATCTCATGAGTGAAATAAGGCCATTCATCAAGACCGCCTTCTGATGCGTGCGTTGTGTTCCGCATCACACCAGGCCTAACAATGCGCCAGATTTGCCCACCAAGGGTGCGGATCAGTTCAGCTTCGTTCACAAAGCGAACATCATCAACAACTGTGAAGTTGCATCGACTGACCCGGGCAAGCCAGTGATCGATCCACATCGAGGGCGACACGCAGGTGCGCCCCCACTCGGTGCCGAGGGTGCGGAGCATGTGCCGAGCAGAGACCTTGAATTCTGGAATCAAAGCCTCTTTGTCGACGTAAACGTAATGGTGGATAGCATCTTCTGAATAGCCCATGCTTTTCAGCATGGCGCCGAGCATATCCTTGAGCGGCTGGGCAAATGAATTTACCTTGTAGCCACGCTTTTGAATTTCTTGCGCAACCGTGGTTTTACCAGATTGCGCAGCAGGAGAATAGAGTCCAATAATCATTGTTCAGACCATGCTTGCCTGGCCTCAAGACCGCATTGCAGGCAGAACTCTTGCCAGAGTCCGCTGTAAAGCATGTTCGTGCGACCAGATTGTTCGTAAAGAAAATCTAAGAAATCAGCCTTAACCTGTTCAGTCCTTGGATGGCAAGGAAACGTTTGCATGAGGCCACCGGGCTTTTGCATAGGAGATTGCTGCGTCAGGATTAGGAGCCGGCGTTGTCCAGGTCATCGGAAGCGCACCCGGGACGCGGACGATCACCTTAAAGGGCTTGGTTCTGTCGGTTGGCTTCGGTCGGGAAATGCCATCACCGAATAGTGGCTGATTCTCTTCTGTATGTTCTTGCCAAATGAAAGACATAAATTCAGGCATTTGAAATGAGTAATTGTCGGATACGGCATGCCGTAAATGGACCGCCTGCAATGAGCTGCCAGATGGCTCTCATCGCTGCGCGAGCCCGCTTTTCAGACGTGATCGACTCCGTCTGATCCATGGCAGTGATCACTGCCTTCAGGCACTGTTGAAACAGGAGATCGTCCTGCTGCATCAGCGCCTCGCGCCAGTTTGCCACCTCAGTCAGTGACAGCGGACCGAAGTTGCGAATCTTCATCAGATCGCTGCCGCTGGCCAGCATGATCTGCTGAGCGGTATCGTATCCGCCACGCTTCAGCGCGTTTTGCGTCCTTTGCGAGATATGCTGCTGCGTCTCTGGCAACAGCCGAAAATCCGACCAGGCATTGGTTTGGGTATTCTGATTCGGCCGCATTACGAGCTTTTAGGGGTGATTCCGCATAAACAAAATCTATTACAGATGTTGAAGGAATAGCAAAATAGAAGGGCTGCATGAGGTGAGCTGCGTGGCCGCGCAAAGGATGCCATGGCTGAATGAGTGCGCAATGTGTTTTAGGGCACATGTTTCCATAGTTTTCTGTTAAGAATTCTGCTGGTGTGATCGCGGCTCATGCCAAATCGCTGAGCGATTTCCTGCACCGACGCCCCTTCTCGGCGCAATTGCCGCATCTGGCGCACGTTGTCCTCGTTGAGCACAGCGCTGGCATGTTGGGATCCCTTGGGGCCCGTGCCGGGGCGCCTGGAGCCGCGCTTGGGCCCTGGCTTGCGGGGAAAGTATTCCTCGAGTGTCCTGGTGGTCTGATCGCAGTCAAGACACCTAAGCCAGCGGTGGGCGCCCTCAAGGCGCTGTTCGGTGTGGATGACACGGGTCTGGCCACCGCAAAAGCGACATGGAAAACCCATCAATCAAGCGATCGATCCCAGCATGATGTCTTCACCGGTGTCTGAGTAGACCAGGCAGTCCTTGGACCAGCCAAGGGGGTTGCCCTTCACTGGCGTTGCGGCGACATCAGGTTTTTCGATAGCAACAATTTCATCGACGAAATCTTCCGCGACATCTTCGCTGTCAGCCCAAAGATAAGCCTCGTATGTAACGGAAACAACAAAAAGCTGTTTAGTCATGATTCGCAAAGATCAGAGAAGAATGCAGCAAATTCGGCGTCGTCTTTGGTGTTATTTTTGACGGCCTGTGCAATGGTGCGCAATACCGTTACAAATACAAATCCCGGAAAAAGCAAGGAAAGGAAGCCGAGCGACGCGAAGAAAAGACGCTGCTTGAACGTAATCGCTTTTGCGATGTCAGACATGAATTCAGTTGATTTCATCTCATTAACCAGCAGTGCCAATCGTTTTCAGTGTTGACAAAAGCGCACTCGCCTGGGATCTCATAAGTGTTGGATTCGTAAAAGCCATCAGTGCCCCATAATTCTAGCATATAAGAAGCCTTATTGGCCCAGAAAAAGCGACCGATGTTGCCGCCGTTGCTTGTGATGCTAATAAAAGCATCAGGGATGAATGGCGTCATTATTCAATTCGTTAATGATGTCGAAAATGTCTTGGCGGATGCCATCGGCGCCCTTGATGCGGACCGCCAAAGCGGTCAGGGCGGCGGCAAGCGCCTTGCTGGTGCTTTGCTGCTCGTGGAACGCCTCCAGGATTGCTGTGCTGGCCGGGGAGGGCTCAGCAAGCGCTGCACTGGCGATGTCGACCCACTGCTGGAACACCACCCGATAACGAGGGGGCCAATCAGCCTTCTCGAGGCAGTCAAGCAGTTCGATGGACAGCGCACGAAAGTCAGTCATTGGTGGATGGATGTAGAGGTTTTGTCGCAGCCTCGGTCCCAGGACGCAAGCCCAGGCAGGGCTTTGGCCTGCAGCTCGGCGGCGATGGCGAGGAGACGTTGGCGGGTTTGCCGTCGCTCATGCTGTCGAAAATGCCCAAGGTCGGGCGCAATGGGAGGCAGATCCGCTTCTGTCGGCACCACTTGATCTGCAGCGGCTTGCAAAGCGGCGGCAAGGATCTGGCAAGAGTCATTGCAGGGATGCAGGTTGCTGGCATTCAGCACCGCCTGCGCTGCGGGAGACAGGTCAGTCATTGGCTTGGTTCAGGTAGTCAGTTTGTGAAATTGTTGGCAATGGATCACCAAGTGCTTCAAGAGCGCAGATCATGCACCAGTGCCCTTCATGACCTTTGATATTGCTTGCGATGGTGTGCGGGTGTGTTCCATGCTTGGGGCAGATCACACCGGGGCCAGCCCATGTGTAGAAATCAGTCATTGATTTCCCCAGCGACCGAGAACGGCGCGAGCGTATTCCAGTGCAACGGTGTTAAGCACAACGCGAAAGAGACCCGGCTCGACTTGGTCGCCAGTGGCTGTGGAGTACACACTGGAAACAGCCGCAAACTCATCCCGCATAGTTTCGGGCATCAGTTCCAGCAGTTCCTCATCTGTTGGCATCTGCGGCTCGGGCTGGTCAAGATAGGCGCGAGCTTCGGCCAGTAAATCAAGTTCATCCTTTTCGTACCAGCACTCCCATTTCATGAGCATTTCCAGCGCATCAATGAATCGCCGGATCAAATCTCTGGGCTTGGCATCACGTCGGTTTGTTGCGGTGTTCTGCTTGAGAAACTCCACCACCAAGCGGTGAGCTTCACCAGCATCGGCAATGAACTGGCCTCGGTAGTGGAAGCCTTCTTTGTCGAGGCGCAGTACTTCTTCCGTTGGCGGAGAACAGAACTTGATGCAGTTGGCGGGATGGTCAGTCATTAAGTTGCTCCAGTGCGCGGCGGATGATGGACACCTCGTTGGATGTCAAGGAAGCACCAGGGCCAGTGTGACCATCTTCCAGTGCCATTAACGCCTGCTCTTTCAAGCTCGGCGGCTTGGGGCGACGGGCGGCGCGGAGTTCCCTGCTCTTGATTCCCGACCACTTCCAATCCACCCACTCACAGCACGCCTTCAGCTCCATGTCGGCGCCCCATTGGGCAGCGCGGGTGGCAATGAACTCTGAATACCCGTAAAGCTCAAAGTGAGTACCTGTCGCTTCTTGATTCCACTCACGCACCAATTCCGGCGGCACGGTGATGAGGTGGGTCATTGCTCGGCCTCCCGCTCAAGCACGGTCGCCGCAACCAGATCGCCGTCTTGCTGCTCGCGCAACCAGGCAGCGATCTCGCGGATCGCGACGCGACTGCACTCCAGAGCGTCGTCCGAAAAATCAACTTGGCTGTTTACCGCATCATTTACCCGCACCACCAACGAACTCCTGATTCGGGAAGAATTAGGAGTTGGCTTGGAGTTTAGCGTCAGCAAATCCATGACCTGCTGCGCTTGCTCCGGCGTCAGTTGCAGCGGCTCGCTGATCTCGTAGACCTTTGAGGCCGGGCGTCGATTGCCCTCCAACGCCTCAATCCGCTGCAGGTGCTGATCGCTCCAGCGCTTCACCTTGTCCACATCAGCGCCCCACCCCAGCGTGGCCAGGCGCTGCGTCTCGTACTTGGCCTCCAGCGCCTCGACCCTGGCGCGGAGTTCGAGGATGGCCTCTGGCCAGCGTCCTGCATCTGTTTCCCATTGCTGGGTCATAGCCGCACCTCCACGCCCACGATGTAGCGGTAGACGCCGGCCGTGGTGCTGCATGCTTGCAGATCAAGGCTGCTCACCTTGCAGCCGGTGGTCTTCAGAAACTGATCCAGAGCGTTTTGAATTGCGACCTCGAGGGCTGCCTTGGCAGTCCTCACTTCTTCAATAGTCATGGCAACATTTTAGATAGAACAAGAATAATCAGCGCAAATAAGCCCCAAATAGCAAATAATCGAATAGCTAAATCATGAAGCTCCATTGCTGTAAGCAGTGCAAAGCTCGATGATCCTATGGGCTCTTGTGGGACCAATTTGGTCCATCAGTAACAAATCATCAAATTCAAGGCTTAGGACGTGGTCAACGGAGAACACCCCTGCTCGAAGCAGCGGATGCAATAAGGATACATCATTGCGCAAGGCCGTGCGCAACTCGACGTGGTCGTTGCTGGAATTGAACCTGTCCAGCAACTGCAGCCACTCAAAAGCCGGCGTCGGACTGGCTTGCGCCGCTTGTCGCAGCGCCAGAGCCAGGTCGCACGACATGTGATACCAGAACTGGTTGCCGCGCATCAGGCCTCTTGCATCAACTCCAGCAGCCGCAGCAGGTGCTCGCCAAAGGCGACGTGGGTCATCACTGCATGAGGCGCGGGCAGACGGCCGTACGAGTCCTTCCACCACTCCTTGAAAGCGGCCTCGATCGATTCTTGGTTCATGGGACGTACCAGAGCCTCTGCCCAGTCTTTGCGATCCAAGCGTCGTACTCCTTGCGAGCAGCGTCAACAGCTTCGAGCTCAATCTCTCGAAGTTCTTCCTCTGAAAATTCCTTGCCAAGAATTTCACGAAACTTTACCTTAAAGATTTTGTTGTACTGGTTGAGCTGATCTTGCGCCGATCCGCCGCTCTTGGCCGAATTCACCTCGGCCGCAAACTTCAATGCAATGCGCTTCTTCGTGGTGATGCGGTGCATCCAGGCCGAGCTGAACGGCACTCCAGATGCTTCCTGCTTCACCGATGCCTTGGACAGCGCCTCGTCAATAGAAGCAATGGTCGCTTTCAGTTCTGCGTGAAAGCCCTCGAGTTCTTCTTTGCTAAGTGATTGGATTTGATCAATGGGAACCGAACGGCTGAGGAATTCGCTTGTAAATGTAATCATGGGGAAAATCGAGGGGCCCGAAGGCCCCATTGTTGATCAGAACGGAGGCTGCCAGCCGCCAGGCGGCTGAGCGGCCGGTGCTGCTGCTGGTGCAGCGCTGGGCGGCGGGCCCCAGCCAGGTGGATTCACCGGTGGCGGGGTCATTGCCGGTGCCGCAGCGGGTGCTGGTGCAGCGGCCGGAGCGGCGGGAGGTCCCCAACCGGCCGGGGCGGCAGGAGCAGCCGGGGCAGCCGGAGCACCAGGCGGTCCCCATGCACCCGGGGCGGCCGGCGCAGGCGCAGCAGCAGCCGGGGCCGCAGCAGGTTGCACCCGGCTGTCTGGCTTGAGCTGGACGCTCATGTACCAGGGCTGGGTGTTCGAGGACTTATCCCAGCCAGACACGCTCACCGGGATCTCGTTGCGCTCGTTCGGCTGCGCATTCATCAGGTACTCGGCGATCGCATAGGCCTGATCGGCCGGCACATTGATCGTCCCCGAGTAGGCCGGGTACTGCTTCGACGGATCGAAGCGGTCACCCATGCGCTGGCGCAGCACGTTCGGATCTTGGCGGAAGATGGCGCCATTGGCAGCAAAGCTGCTCATGCTTCCACCTCAGCTTTCTTGGTGCTGCGACGGCCGCGCTTCTTCTCGGTGCCGGGTGCCGGCTTGGCATTGGCGATCAGATAGCAGCCGGTGCCATCAGGCTTGCGCTTCACCGAATAGCGGATGGTCTCGGAGCGAGCCGACATTGCACCAGCGACCTGGGAGATCGTGGTGGCCTTGTAGCCAAACTCCTCGTCAGCGGTGTCGTAAGCCACTTCGATTGCTTCACCGATCTGGAGCTGCTGCAGGGCAGTTCGCAACGGGAAGGTTTTTGTAATTCGAGTGGTAGTGGTAGGGATGTCCTGGGCGGAAATGACGTTGAAACTCATTGCGATACGGAACGCATTGACACTATACCCCTAAACGGGCTTGTTTTGCAGCGAAAAGCTGCTGGTACTGCTCAGCTGTGATCTTTCGCTCATTGAACCGAGCCTGAAGCAGCGCATCGACCGAATCCAGTTGCTCTATTGGCATTGCCTGTATCGCTGCCAATGCCTTCTTGAACACATCATCAGCCTGGGTCGGCTTCAGGTTCTGCACAATCGGCTTCCGTCTCGGTGGCGTCCACTCACACGACACCGGCGCTGCCAAATCCGGGCTGCCCATCACCCGGATGCACGGCTCGTTCCGCCGCTTCGGGTGCGGCATCAAGCTCGTGGTCCCGTAAAGCGTCACCCGTTTGCCCACCCACTGGCGCGGATCGGGCCCAAACATCGCCTTGATCGCGACCGCGTTGATCTTCGCCAGCACCAACTGCAGCGGCGTCTCCTCGAACGACATGATCACCTTCGGCTCGACGCCACGCTCGCCCTGGAGCTCTTCGCGGACGATGTCACGAACTGTGAAGGTGACCGGCTCGCCGTTGAACAGACCAGCCTTCAGGAACCGCCCAGGGAACAGCTCATCAAACGATTGAAATGCAGTCACAGACCCTCCAAGCCAAGATCATCAAGATTTGTATCGTCATCAGCAGATGACACATCCGCCCACGCAGGCGGCACAATCCACGCCTCACCGTAACTGGGCCATTCGTTTCGCGCTTCGCATTCGGCTATGCGATCGAATGCCTCGTCGCGCCGGCGGAAGCCTTCGTCCATGAATTCTTCATCAGCCCACACGAGTGAGTAGTTATAAGGCTTTTTCCACTCGTATGCGATGAAACCGGTCTGCTCGGGCGCAAACCCATGCCGGTCGGCGTAGCCCAGGCTGTAATGCGCGAGCTGCACGTCATACCCCAGCTTC